GTGCCGAGTTCTGGCGACTTAGCATCAACCGGGAACACAGCTTTAACAGCCTCGGTCATTTTCCAGAGGTTGTATTCGTTGAGGTCTTTTAATGACGGCTCATTTTCTGAAGCAAGAATGAGGTTCTGTACATAGGTATTGTCAGTATCCATTTCTGCGGTCAAAAGTGCTTTTTTCTGCTCAACATCGATGTGATATGCGTAGTCTTTGCCAGCGAGGATCTGCGCGATAACACGCTGACGAAACGGCAGGGTACTGACGCCAATCACTACGGGCATATCCCGGGCGCGGAATTCCTCAAGCTGAGCTGCTGCTCTTACTTCTGCATCGGATTTATTGTCATCAGAAGTGCTTGTAGTCTCCTCCAGCTTTGGTTTGACTGACTTAACAACCGGTAGCCATGTGCGACCATTCTCACAGAGTGCATAGCGTTCGCACCAGGTGAGGTCTAAAGCTTCTTCCTCAGGAAGATCGTCGACTGCAGGGAAATCAGTGAGGACCGGAAGCTGGTAGTCCTGACCGCGGCCCACAGCGATATCATTATCCTCAAGGATGACTTGCGCCTGTAACTTAGCGCGAGCTTCCGTTTTGGCGGTGAACCAGAATACAAGGTTTGGCTTACCGGACTTCTGGCTGGCCTTAACTAAATGGAAAAATTCCATGGTGGATCCTCAATTTCAGGTGATAGAATCCCCGGGCCATTGTTAGCGCCCATCGGGTTCGTACTTTGGTTTTGGTAAAAACTCCGGTGTAACTTTGGTCGGTACCACCGGACGTATGGCCAGCCTTGCGCTGGCTAATGCGCTATCCTTCGTGAGCCATCTGATCGTGACTGGCGCATTGCTTTGAACAGTATTCTTTTTCCTTCCTGGCTAACTGGGCACCAGAGCGATAATGAATGGTGTTTTTCACTTCACTCCCTTCTTTCAGGGGCTTGCCACAATGGTAATAACCGCATTTCTTTTCCACTTCTGAACCTCACATTATTGCTGGTAGTTCATCGGCGCGGATAATGCCTTCAACAGGAAAACATTCACCGTTAACGCGCTGCTCTACAGCTGCCTGCTCACATTGTTCTTGGTTGTCGTAAACACCGAGAACAACATCCTGAAACTCACCATTGGTCATGCTGATGGTGAGCACTAAAGCGAATAGCGTATTCATCAGTGCGTACCAGCCGGAACCAAATTCGGTTCAATGCTATGTGATGCATACGGGCGGCGAATATTGCGCAGGTTGCCCTGCGGTTCGTGCCAGTACATGCTTTCACGGTAATCAAAAGAGACCAGCCAGGCTGAACCAGTACGCTGGTTACGCATAAAAACAGCACGACCGTTATTAGGTATTGTGTGGTTAGTCTTCATCTCATCCCCTTGCCGTCTTCCCGGCTGCCAGAACATTGCTTACACCTGCTGCGCGTTAATGTCTCCATCTCATCTCAGTCTTCGTATGCGCTGAGCCGCTACTTCATGGGCGTCCTGCCTGGATGGTTCGTTACTGCGTTATGATGAGATTAGTATTATCGATTCACTCGATATGTGTCAATTTAATTTGATGATTAATTTTACAGTCTATACGAGGGAATTGGAGGCGTGTGAATTGCAGGCGTAAAAAAACCGCCGTTGTGCGGCGGTTATTCATTCGAGTAGGGGATTAACGAGATGACGGTTCTATTTTTCTGAGCTTTAGGTACTCTGCCATAAAATCGTCGAGTTCTTTCAATCTTGAACTGGCAAGATCAATAAACCGGTCTTGTTCGACAGAGGGGAGTTGGTCAAAAACTTCTAGCAGTCTTTTTTGCCGCTCACTTAGCTCTAATGGTTTGCCTGATAGCACTTCCACAGGCATTTCTTCCTCTTCATGATCCTCCATAAAGAACCAATACAAAGGCTTACCTGTGGCTTTCGGTAATAATTCTAAGACATCTTTTCGTGGAAGTATTCCTGCCTGGCACCAACCGTTAACTGATTGAGAGGTAGCGCCGACTCTGCGACCTAACTCAGATTGGGATATCCCAGTCTCATTAAGCACTCTTTGTAAACGCTCGCCAAAATTCATTTTTTGTTCTCGCACAATTACATAATCCCATTATACAGATTTTTTCTGTAGGTATGGATATCGAAATAATTTGACACTATCGAAATAATTTGAATAATTGGTTTTATCTTCACGTACCGAGGCAAACCAATGAAAGCAACCGTTCAACGTAAAATTCTCTCTGTATGCAGCCAGGCTGAGCTAGGGCGTCGACTTGGTCGTCGTGCGCAGACAGTTAATGGCTGGTTTAAAAACAAAGTCCCAGGCGAACTCGTTGTCCGAGTGGCTCGGGCTATTGACTGGAAAGTCACCCCTCACGAACTGCGCCCAGATCTCTATCCAAATCCAACCGATGGTCTACCAAAACAACAGGAGGCATAACCATGCAATCCTTCGCTTTTCAAAATAGTAGCACTCAGTTTCAGCGAAAGTTGATTTCGGGAAATCAATCTACTGGAACTCACCGTGCCAGCATTAAAGCCGCTGCAATTAGAGAGGCTGTGAATGTTTGGCAGGAGAGTTTGCCGGGAAAAGCTCAGGAAACTATTACTCAACTGATCGTGACTGAATGGCATCTTCGAGGGGGGAAGGGCTTGAACCTTTCCGGCTCATTACAGAATGCAAAACAAAATCTGTTCCGCTGGATCGATAACCCTCGTGGCTCTGAAAAGTATGAGCGCTATGTATCAACGTTACTACCAGTAATCGCTGACGTGATGCCTATTGAGATAGCGCGTCAGTACGGGCTTAAACAGGGCATGACAGATGCGGAGCTGGTAGCGAGTGCGGTGAAAGAATGCAGCGAAGCGCACCATGCAAAGCTGATGGGGTGGCCCATTGAAAAGCTTGAGAAAGAAGTTAGAGAGGCAGCAGAAGCACTGCTGAAATTACTACCAATCGAGTCTATGGCTCAAGTGGCTAGTGGGTTGGTGGTTCTCGTACCGGGGTTGATATGAAGGACTTAAAAATGATGAAGACCGGACTGTTCGAGCAGTACCGGCCTTCGGTGGAATTAACTGGATCAATTCACAGGACTGAGTATGTCAAATGTCGCTGAGATTATCAAATTTCCCACAAATACCGAGCAAACGGGAGGTCGTATGGCCGACCTGTCGAACGGATACACCAGAGTGGCCAACGAAATTCAAAAGCTTAAACCTCGCCTGAGATTATCGGGCAGGGAGTGGCAGTGTTTTGAAGCGGTTATCTGGCTTACCTACGGCTGGAACAAGAAAAGTGACCGTGTAACTAATACGGTGATTGCTGAGTTAACCGGGTTGGATGATACCCACGTTTCAAACGCACTGAAATCTCTTTGCGAGCGAAAAATTATCCATTGTCACAAGCAAGGAGTGATGAAAGTCGTTGGTATAAATACTGAGCTTTCTGCCTGGATTTTAGACAAACCGAAAACGGTAAAACTCTTACCGAAAACAGTAAAAGTGTTACCGAAATCGGCAAAAGAGTTACCGGAAACGGTAGACACCCAAGACTATAACAATAACAAACATAAAAGATCTTCGTCCGAGAATTCTGGCGAATCCTCTGACGATCGGTTGGCGAAGTTTTTATTAGCTCATCCCGAAGCTGCGATTTACACCCCCAGTTTTGCCAAATGGGGAACCGCCGAAGATCTGCAATGCGCCGAGTGGATTTTCGAGCGAGTAAAAACCACTAATCCAACAGCTAAACAGCCGAACTGGAAAGATTGGGCTAACACGATCCGGCTGATGCGACAAATCGACGGACGCACTCACCGTGAGATAGCAAAGCTCTTCCAGCTGGCTAACCGCGATGGTTTCTGGTTCAAAAACGTTTATTGCCCCTCAAAACTTCGCACCAAGTGGGACGAGCTAACAGTCAAATTGGGAGAACCGCAGCATGCAAATAATTCCGGAGAATCTGACGCTGTTCAACGTATCCGCGCAGAGCGCCGACGCTGGGAGCGTGAGCGCAGAGAATCAAGCGTGGGAGCTTTGGGAGCTGATGGGGCAAATCTACGCGAACCGCTGGGCCCAGAAGAACGGGAACAGGCCAACGAAACTATGGATCACACAGGTTGGAAGCATGACCTCAATCCAGATAACTAACGTCTGCAAATCTTGTATCGAGCGATGCGCCGCGGGCAATAGCTGGCCTCCAGACTTAGCTGAGTTTATTAGTCTTACGGCAGAGGTCAGTGGTGGACGGCTTAATCTGACAGTGAAAAACGTAATTGATGAGTTGAAACGCTGGCGGAATGAGTCTTATAAATATGGTAGCTCCGAAGAGTTTCCATGGCGCCACCCGGTTTTGTATCACATTTGCATTGAGATCCGTCGCCTTGGAGTGGAGCGAAAACTTACAGCAACAGAGCAGGAGAAGTTAGCGGGAACCCTTCTCCAGCGCTGGGAAAAAAAAGTGGCCACAGGTTTTTCGGTACCGCCGATTCGCCGACAGATTGCAGCTCCCAAGACTCCTGCTGGACTTACACCAGCACAGGAATTGATGGCGGAATATCAGCGTCGCAAACAGCAAGAGATGACAAAATGACAATTAATTTTGAAAGTTTGACCATAAACCAGTTAGCTGCGCGCAACGCTGAGCTTCAAAGCAAATACGAAGCTGTAGTCGATGAATTAGATCAGGTATCAAATGAGAATACACAGCTTAAATTAGCGCTCACAACAGCCATGGAGTCAGTGACAAATTCGCTTCATGTCCTACGTATCGAGACCGAGCGAAGTAATACACTGGCAGTCGAAAATGCGCAGTTACGTGCAGCTATTGAATTCGCTACCGCCCCAGATATGTGGATAGAACAGTATGACGGAATGCTCGATTATCGTTACACAGAGTGGTACGTTGATGTGCTCAATACTGCACTTGAAACCCCGATTACTGAGGCCGCTATTACGGAGATTAAAGCTCAGGGCGTTAAGGATTTTGCAAGACTCATGCATGCAGACATTTCAGAGTCAGATGCTCTGGAGTTCGCCCAGCAACTGCGCAAGGAGTCAGTCACTCATGAACAGTGAAAACCAGCAAAAGATAATTGCGTTCCTCCAGGAACATAAAACGGCATCGGGTCGTCAGTTAGCAGAAATTCTGGGGCGCGATAGCCGGTCTGCATGGAATATCCTGAGTACCTGTTACGCAGAGAAATTATTAACCATTGCGGTACTGGAGAGTGCCGTAAACTCAAGTTGGCTCCAAACTGGGAAAATCATATTTGTCATCCTAAAAAAGAGCCACGGCGTAAACCTGCGGCACCTGCCATTACAGAGGTTTGCCGTCAAAACTGGCAGGGCTATAAGGTTCATCAAATTTTCGGGAGTGTGAAACCATGAGCGATAAAAATAAAGCAACTAAAGAGCGCGGAGTTATTTTTAACGCTGAAATGGTTAGAGCAATTCTTGCTGGCCGTAAGACTCAGACTCGCCGAGTGATGAAGGTACAGCCAGTTTTATGTGGGCGGTTCTATGAAGTTTATGGAACCGAATGGAATGAGGGGGTTAAATTTGTTCCCGCCATTCCTGGTCATAACCTTTCAGCTAACTGCCCATTTGGCTCTGTCGGTGATCGTTTGTGGGTACGTGAGACATTCAAAGTTCACAGCCGAACTAACGATGTTGCCACACTAGTTTATCAGGCCAGCGAGCGAAGCTCTTGGCTAGGACAAACTCGACGTATTCCGATTGCGGCCTGCAAGAAACCAGTATCACTTGAAAGTTGGACGCCATCAATTCATATGCCTCGTTGGGCTTCTCGCATAACTTTGGAGATAATCGGTATTCGTGTTGAGCGGTTGAATGATATCAGTCAAAAAGATGCTCAAGAAGAAGGGATGCCGCCAAGTCACCCATCTATTGATGCAGTATCTCGAGGATTAGGTTATCCAGATTTTCCCCGTAGCGCCTTCGCTCAATTATGGCAATCCATCTACGGTGCTGGAAGCTGGCTATCAAATCCTTGGGTGTGGGTGCTCGAGTTTAGAGTCCTAGGGCGTGCACTATGAGCGAGAACACCGAAACTGTGTGGTCAGTAGAAGTGGTTCTGGTCTTTTATTCAGTAGAACGCGCCGGGTAATTACCGGCGCACCATCAGCATAGACTCAAGCAGCATATGTATAGGATTAAACTCGACCTTATCGGGCTGTGGCGCAGGACAAAACCTAATGGAAAGTCCGCTCTGTGCCAGGAGCGGACGTTGGCTTGAAGCGTCTCTTTTCTGTGATGCTCGCCAAGAGTAGCGGAGCTATAAAAAAACACTCTATCCGGTATAATCTCTTTCATGTTTTCTTTTCGGAATCTAACACCATGAGCATGTCAGCATTACAACCGCAGATAGTTAAAGCAATGAAACCAAAACATGGAAAGGATTGGATGTTAGTCCGTGGAGACACGGTTTTCGTCCGCTTTTTAGCTCAAAATGATGATGGTAATTCTTTTGAAGTGCAGACACCAACGAGGCCCGAAGAGAGAATTCGCACTGGGGGGGGGATGACTGTCGGATACAAGCTGCCAGTAAACCAGAAGCTCCTTTTTTCGGTCGCTGAGACGTTAGCCCAAGAAAATCATCTTCAACCTGAGAAAAAAGTAGACCGCTTTCAGAATAATTGCATCTCCATGTTTTCCATTACTATAGATCAAGGCAAAACTATACAAGATGAAGTCAACGAGGAATGGGTCACTCGCTTCTTTGAACTCTACGATGCTCATGGAATTTCGACGAATATTGTCGAACCTAGCATGGTCGATATTTATTCTGACCTATGTGTTGAGGATGGCGAAGACGTTTATCTGAGTGATGGTATGTACATGCGCCCAGACGGGACAACTTACGAACGTTGATAATGTAGGTGCGAAAGCATAAATCAATTCCCGGTTGATAGCTGGGATATCACTTAACCATATCCGATACTTAATCCAAGTAGCCCAACATTTCAGGCGACTGCTCGTATTCATGACCACTCTATGAGTTAGTTCGCCGCCACGCTCTGGACTTATTTCTCTGCTTTCAGACGATCTACTATCTCCTTCTCTCTTCATAAATAGACAAAAGTCCGCTCCTCGCTCAAAGCGGTCTGTCACGTGATCAATTGCCCTCACGATAACTCAGGCGCACTAAAACTTGAGTGAAGGCGCGGTTCGTCCATCACAGGATTTAATTACACGCTTGATTATATAAAATAGAGTGTAGATGAAGCATATCTGAAAAGCGGTTCCTTTTTATATATTAATATCAATGCTTTAGGTTCTGTTTTTCCATTTTAAGGTTTCCCTTATATTGATAAGATAAACTATCGAATACCATGTACTCCTTCTTTATGAGTCAGTCAGCGTGATTATTTGAATAAATAGTAAAGTTATGCGAGCTGAGTTATTTGGTCTTGCAGGGATAAAAAATGTTCCGATGTATTATCCTAGTGCACGATATATTGACTCAAATAATATTCTGACCAGTGTCAGCATTGAAGGTAATGGCATTTAACGACCGAGCCGTCGGCTATGTCAAAGTAAATGCTCTAAGCACTGGTAACTATTACCCTGATTAATGGAACAGTGCCACAATTCGTGGTCACTGCCTATGACATAAAATCAGCTCGATATTGTTTCAGAGTAAGGACAAGCCTATCTGACAGATATCAAAAGTACACAGAAGAACGCTGTTAAATAGGGCGATAACTAATCTTGCCAGATTATGATTGAAAACGCCGATGTCCAGAAGCTGAAGCAATTAACCGTACGAAGGATTTATGATAGTGAAAAGCACAAACGTTATTCTCAGCACCATTTTATTATTAAGCAGCTATGCTCAGGCTTCACTCACCATGGATCGCACTCGCGTTATCTATGATGCAGCAAAAGCAGGTGTTAGTGTTGTGGTCGAAAATATTGATGCTAAAGATCCGTACTTAGTACAGACTTGGCTTGAATCAAGTGATGGCAAGAAAATAACCGAGCCCTTAGTGGCACTGCCACTGTTACAGCGAATTGAACCGAATCAGAAAAAACAGATCCGCATCAATTCGGTTAATGAGGTAACGCCTCTACCTAAAGATAAAGAAAGCCTGATGTATTTTAATATTCTTGGTGTTCCTCCTAAAAGTAGCATAGAGAATGTGGTGGAAGTCGTTATTCAGTCTCGCTTTAAGCTTTTTTATCGTCCAAAGGGACTACAAAGATATCCTGATAATAACTGGCAGCAAGAGCTAAAAGTTGAGAAGAAAAATAACCAGCTTTACTTTAACAATCCTACACCTTATCACGTGGTTGTTATTAACATTAATAACAAACCACAAAAGGTCAAGGATTTCTCAGAGGTTATCATTAAACCAAACAGTAGCTTTGTTTATCAGTTAAATGAAAAGCAGAGAAGTGGTAATGATTTTATGGTGACTTATATTGATGATTATGGTGCACCAAAAGAATTGAAATACACATGCTCTGGCAGCAGCTGTTCTTTATTAAAAGAAAAACCATCAGTATAAAGGGTGAGAAATGTTAAGTTTAAATAATGTCAGAAACAAAGTTCTTTTTATCATGACGCTTTGTATACTTGGTATAAGTCAGGCTTTTGCTACTGCTACCAATTGCCAGCCTAGCGCTATGGGCGATCATATTGACCTGTATATCGGTTTTGATATAACAAATAATACAACAACAATCGCACCAGGAACCATTCTCGCCAGTCAGCAAAGCTCTTTTATTGGATTGATTTGTCATTTCACAGGTGAAAGGAATAATATTTATTTCAGAAGCGCCATGCCTGAAAACATAAGAGATATGTTTACATCGAATGGGGTTGAGATATTTCAGCGGTATAATGTTGGTGGGACTATTGATTATAATATTACTCAGCCAGGTCATTCCGATATTTTACTAGGTTCTTGGGGCGAAGGAACTAATGGGAACGGATTTGGTATACGCTATATGTTTACCGTCAAAAAAGGGGCTGCTAATTTAAAACCCTTTGATACAGGTGTTTTTCAGTTAGGCTATCATATTAATGAAGAAGGACAAAATATCGGTGCTCCTATCTATGCCCGTTTTGTCGGTAACCTGACGCTACTCTGTCCGACACCAAAGGTTGATATCACTGCCTCGAATGGCGGTAGTGTGAACTTCGGTACTATATCACCACAAGATATGAGGAGTGGTGGTGTCGTCAGTAAGGCTTTAAACCTTAATATGAAGGTGAATCCGGAGTGCGAAACCGGGTTAAACATCTCAGTACGGTTTGAGCCAAATAACAGCACAGTATTGGATAATAAAAACTTAGATATGGAAAATGGATTGCAAGTTTTGCTTAGCAACAGCAGTGGTGATGTGAACTATAACGAATCTTATTTTGTTGGTGATCTGCAACCATTTGTGCCGGTTAACCTACCCTATACAGCGACACTTTCACATATTCCAGGCCGAGATATCGTTTCTGGGCCATTTTCTAAAACAATCAGAGTAGTGGTGTCATATTGATACTTAATCCGGATGATATAAATTGGCGTGTTGAAGATTGAAGTTGTCATAAGAGTTGAAGCTATTGATATCTTCTTAAGTAAACTCATATATTTCTTAGAAATGTAAAACAAAAATATTTTGCTACTAGTATCATCCTACAGTTTTGATGTTGATACAGCTCAATTTCGCTGGAGCAGGCACAATGGGTCGAAGAACATTGTGTCAGCTCGAATTTATTAAGCTACGTAAGCCGACACAAAACGCTTTTATCGAACGGTTTAACCAGACACACCGAACATTTGATTTTCCATAATCAGCTGTTCATAATACCAGTGTCAGCCTGAACAACTGACACCCGATATTCGCGCCATGGAGAACTCTGTGGCGCAGTTACAACTCATCAAGCAGTCCTCAGGAATCCTGATCGCCGCCACGCCGGAGACCAGCGATTTTCTGCAATCAAAAATCAAGCTGGGTGCTGTGCTGGTGGCAGACTTTAAACAAGTCCGTAACCCGGCATTCCACCGTCGCTTCTTCGCTTTGCTCAACCTTGGGTTTGAATACTGGGAGCCAACTGGCGGTGCTATATCGTCTAACGAACGGAAGTTGGTGACCGGGTATATAAAATATCTGGCAACGTTTGGCGGTAATGAAGGTGTGCTTCTGGATGCCGCTGAACAGTATTTGGACCGAGTAGCAGATAAGCGTTCTGGCAGCATCAGTGCCTGTAAGTCCTTCGATGCTTTCCGGTCATGGGTGACAACTGAATCCGGCCACTACGACGCCATCCAACTCCCTGACGGTACACTCCGTAAACACCCCCGTAGCATTGCCTTTGCCAATATGGACGAAACTGAGTTTCAGCAGCTGTACAAAGCCGCGCTCGACGTTCTCTGGCGCTGGATCCTCTCCCGTACATTCAAAAGCCGCCAGGAGGCAGAGAACGCTGCCAACCAGTTGCTTAGTTTTGCGGGGTGATAGCGATGAAATTGAGCTGGTTCCAGCATCCCAATTGTACTACAGAGCAAGCCGACGCACTTCAGGCGCAGTATCGCCGTCGGAATATCACTGTAAGTCGCAGTCTTAATCCTGATTTCTCCACTTGGACCATCAGCGCCCTGTTACCCGAAAGCAAAAATCCGCCTAAGGCTGATCGTCGCTGGCGTAATCGGATGTGGGGGTAACTATGGCTAAGAAACCTCGCCGTAAGTGCGCTAGCAAAGATTGCCGCCAGTGGTTCCACCCGGTTCGCGACGGGCAAGTAGTTTGCAGCTACGAATGCGCCAGCGCTGTTGGCAAAGAACAGACAGCAAAAAAACGTGCAGACGCTCAGCGTGAAGAGAAGAAACAGCGTGATGAAGAGGAGAAAGCAGAGCGTCAGCGTCGGCGCGCCAAACGTGAATCATTTAAGAAAAAATCTCAATAGGATAAAGAGGCCCAATCAGCATTCAATCGCTATATAAGAATTCGTGACGAGGGAAAACCGTGCATCAGTTGTGGATCGCCACTTGTTGGCAA